TCGCCGTCTCATTGCTCGACAACTCATTCTGCATTCCATTGAGTGCAGCCGTTGCGTTGTTGAGCTTGATACGGTACGCATCCGTCTTTTGATCAGCCTCGCCGTAAGCAGCTGCGCTTTCATCGAGCGCTCTCGCCAGAGCGGCTACGATCTCTTTTTGCTGCTCGATCTGTTTCGAGAGCACAGTGTTCTTGGAAGTCAATCCCTCGATGGACCCGGCATTCTCGCCAAAAGCCGACGTCGTTGCCCGGCTCTCGGAAGAGAGAACGCGCATTTCTCTTGCCGCTTGCTGCATGGCGCTGTTGAATGCCTTTTCGCCGTCAAGCGCCAGCGTGGTCTTAATCTCGCGTTTCACTCCCAATCACCGTCCTTTCGCTTCTTGCGTTTGATGCCGTGCAGGTGCTCGTCGTATTCACGGCGAATATAAAACAGATCGATGATTGCACCCGGTGCCGTCCTCCAGATCTCTTTCATGGATAGACCGGCAATCAAACCCATTCCAATAAGGCGCAGCAGAATTACCGGTCCGCTGCGCTCTCCGCGTTTTTTATCTCATTAAGGACCTCGTCCTGATCATCATCGGTTTCGCTCCCGTGCCTCATGCCTTCATTGATGGCACCCATGAGAACGTCTTTGGCTTTCATTAAGGCGCCCGGTTTCATATGGAGCATGACCTTTTCCGCCGTGATGAGCGGATCCGATGTCCCGTTTTCGTCGTTGTCGATCGCGATCCCCTGATTGACCAAAAGAGCAATCAGCCATGCAAATTCGTCAATGGCGCCAGCGCCAAGCTTTTCGAGTTCCCCAGCCATCTGAGCTAATCCGCCGTATCTCTTTGTGACATCACGCATGGCTGCCGTTGTGAACTCGAGGCGGTACTGTTGCTTGCCTATTTTAAGAGTGAATAGTTCTTCGCTCATATGAAAAAGGGCGGTAGTTAATACCGCCCTTCCCCTCCTTTCGTTATGCGCCACGCTCAACGAGTGTCAAAGTGGCTGCAGCGAGTCCGGCAGTAGCCGCGTCAACACGCGACTGAGACGGAGACGTTAGTACTGCCACGGCTGCGGCCGTCGCGATCGCATTGCCCATGGCCACCCAGCTCGCCGATGTGTAATCCTCAGGATCCAGAGCCTGAGCAACACCGAGCGCCGCGGTTAGCGCCGTTTTGGATGCCGGTTCGCCGACATTGGCAAATTCATCCAGCCAGGCAATTGCGTCGGCTTCGGTGTCGAAGTCGGCCCAGTCACGGAACGTCTGGTCCGTGTCGTTGACGGACATGACCTCGCCCTCGATGGTCGGTGTCTGCCACTCGATGGTCTCGCCCTTAGTCTTTGCTTCCTCGGACGGCATCACCCACTGCGTCTTGTAATAACGGAACGCACGGATGCTCCGAACGCCTGCGAGTTTGCGCACCCTGTAGTAGCCGAAGCCACCGTAAGGCGCATTGTACGTGCCGGCGTCGCGAACCACAGCCTGTCCGTCCACAGTCTTCTCCACGGACCCGAGCATCGCAACAATGGCGTCAGCGCTCAGATCCGTCACGCCAAGCGTGATCGATCCGCTGAGAAAGCTCTTTTCCGACTCGACTACCGCGTCATCGCCGTAGAGCTTGGCGTCCGACCGCTCGATTGAGACGTTCGCTTCCATTGCGTATCCGACCACGAAGCCGGTGCCGTACGTCGGCAAGCTTCCGGCTGGCTCCGTCGAAATCGGCGCAAATACAGGATGTTTCAATCCTATGTATGCCATTTACCTGATCATTCCTTTCTCTCTGAGAAATTGGTCAAACTCGTCTTCCATAACAGCCTGCACCGGGTCCGCTGACAGTTCGTCGGCTTCATCGACCCAGTTGGATGCAGGGATCTTGGAAGTGCCGTAATGCAAATAGAACGCCTTTTCGGCGTTCCGGATTCCTTTGCGGTCTTTGCCCTGCGGGTAGATGTCCACCCGCTTGATCCCTTCAACCTCGTCGGGCTTTTTTCTGTACCCGACGCTGTTGATCATGTCCCCGGTGTGCCTGAATCCGTGAATGGCTGCTGAGAGTTTCCACGCTTTCTTGACTTCCTCGGCACCGCGCATCAGCATTCTGTCGGCCGTTGGGCTGACGAGCGCTCCCATCCCTTTCATCTGATCGATGATCTCGTCAATACCGGACGTGTTGAACCTCGCCATCAGTCCACCTCGCAGTCCCAGATGTGGTGAATGTATCCGGTGTCCTGCTCAAAGTCCGTGAGATGTTCGTGGGCAATTTCGTTGGCCATGAGCAATTGCGTAATCGCGTCAGCCAATGGATCGAATTCAATTTTCGTGAACCGGTCTATTTGGATTTTGTGGACTGTTTCGACTGCGGCGTTATCCGCCATCAACGGCTTTTCGCCGTACTCGTGCCAGACCGTGTAGTTCGGCGTGAGCGTGGACGTGTAGTGCGATGCCTGCGGATCCGCTGTGAGCAACAGGTCTCTAAACTCCAATAACGTCATACGTGCTCACCACCCGACTCAAATTCAGATCGGTAATCAGCTCGCCGCTTTCCTTGTCGCGGCCATGGAACGCACGCTCCACTTTGTACTGCTTTCCGTCCGATAGCACCACCAACGTCTGCCGGCTGACCCTTCTGTCCTGCAAGATTCGGATCCTCGCGCTGATCTCCACATTCTCCTGCATTTGTGTTTCGAACACAGGATTTGATTCAAAGTCCAGCTCGCCGTACCATGGCTGTGAGAATGCCGGCAGCACCGGACCTATCGCCGGCATGTTGCCGGCAGCGGCCGTGTTCTCAATCGAGTACAGGCTGCAGATCCCTGTGTCAAGTATCAACGGCATCACGCCCCTTTGGTGAAAGCCACCGCTCACGAATCCGGAGGGATAGCCATTGCGGCATACCTCCGGGTTCGTCACGGTTCTTATAGCGCCATACGGCGTAATCCACGAGCACCATGAGATCGTCAACATCGTCCTGCAGGTAGATCCCCTTTCTCGTAAGCTCGAGTTCCGCTGACCGAATTACCGTTGTAAGGTAGGTGTCCAGCACCGTATCGGTCCGGTTGAGGCGTTGCTTAACCAGCGGCAATGCGTTCGTGCTCAGTGCGCTCATTGTGGGTCCTCCTTATGAAGCGATGGTGTAGGCGGCCGACAAGACGCTGGATGGCGTCATCCCGGTCTTGAATGCCTTGGCCTTGATCGTCACCGGGTCGGTGATCACGATAGGCTCGGTATAGGCGATGTCCTCTTCATCCGGCGTGCTGCCGTCCAGGGTGAAGCGGATCGTTGCACCGGCTGTTCCGCAGGCCAGTGCGACCGGCGTGTTGTCGGCGACTTCCCCGGCTGCCGGATCCGCGGTTGGCGTGGCCGCAACCAGGATGGTATAACCAGCGCTAAGAACTTCCGAACTTACCATTGCACCCTTCATCGCGATGGCCTTGATGGTCATCGCTCCGGTGATCTCGATGGGTTCGGCATACTCGTTGCTGTCTTCATCCGGCGTGCTGCCGTCTGTGGTGAAGTAGATATGAGCGTTGTCTGTTTCGGTGGTCAGCTCCACTGTGTCACCGATTAAAACCGCTCCCGCTATGGGAACCGCTACAGGTGTCGCGCACGTCAGAGGCGACAGCTCTGTCATGGCGTCAACGAGTGCATCGGTGGCGATCAGATACGCTTCATTGGTGGAGTTTTCGTTCTCCCGGATTGCTATTGCTGCTGTCATCGCGGCCTCGACTACCGCCCATGACCCGGATGAATAATCCGTTTCATCCAATCCCTCAGCCGTGCTTATGGCCTCATCGAGGGCCGCCATCACGGCTACTGAGGGTTTGCTTCATCGCTCGCGAACGACTTGGTGGTTGTCGGGCTGGCGTTGGCGATGTTGACCATCACGAAGCCCTCGCCGTACACCGGCATGCCATCGTACCTCGCCGTCCCGCGGAACACCGTCTGATCATCCGTGAATGCGACGTGCTCGGATACCGCCAGACTCGATCCGGCACGCTCCGCCAAGAGATACAGCGAGCCGAAGCCGCCGATGATGTCGTTGTCACTGATGAAGTCAAGCTCAACGATGTCGCCGCCCTCGATGGGCATCTGACCGCTTGCACCCGCTACCAGCGCACCGGCAGCGTTGAAAGCCAGCGCCTGGCTCATCAGCTTCATGTGCGTTTTGCGGTTCATCGCCCAGAACGTACCGCCCGAAGCATAGTTCGGAGCCGCGACACCGAGATCAAGAAGCAGCGTTTGGAAGAACTGGATAGCCGACATGCTTGTCGGGTCGAACTTGAGCAAATGCGTTGCGCGAAGGTCCGTCCACGTCGGTGCGTAGGTCCCCCACCCGGACGGCTGTGAGGCCTGTGCAAGCCTCGTCGCGATGCCCAGTGGCATCTTGGTGCCGGTTCCGAAGAGGATCGCTTTGTCGACCGCATAGCCGATGGCCTGACCAAGCGCGTCCATGATCTCGGCAAAGAGGTTGATGTCGGAAGTATCTTCGAGCGTCGAGTTCGGTACCGGGATATACCCGCCGACCTTGTAGCCGTCAACCTCGATCTGGTTGAACACGAGCGCAAGCTCGTTGATCTTGCCGATCGCTTCGGTCCAGACACCTTCGGGGATGGCGCCCATGATGGTCTGCCGCGATTTGCCGGAGACGTTTTTGACGCGAAGATGCTTGAGCAGCTTGCTGTACCGGTGCAGATTGTCGCGAAGCAGATCGAGCATCACGTCCGGAATGGACAGCTCAGCGCCGGTGACAGCCCGCTTCTGCCCCCTGAAGTCGCGAACACGGCCAAGGAAGCTTTTTACATCCTCTCGGGCGACAAAAGCCTCGCGCTGTTCAAAGCTGAGGCCGAAATCGAATTTGGTACGATGAGACATAGGATTATCATCCTTTCTTTCTTTGCTTTGATTGGATTCGGCCGGAATCGGTGCCGGTTTCTTGCTGCGGTCCTCGATCTCCGCCAACTGACTTTCGAGGTCCTTTATTTGGTCCTCGATGTTTTTTTTTGCGCTGGCCTGAGCTGCTTCCTCGGTTTCCAGCGTTGTCTGGTCCGCCTCGAGTCGCGCCACTTCCGCATCGAGTGTCTGTTTATCTTCCTCGCTGGTTTCCGCGGTGGTTTCGCCTACCGCGGCCTCGAGTTCTTCCTCGCGCGTTTTGAGGGCTACTCTGCGCTTCTCGAAATCCGGATCCTTTGCACGGATTGCTTCGAGCTGCGCCTTTAAGGTATCGATCTTCTTACGAAGTACGAGTTGTTTGAGTGCCATGTTTGATCCTCACTTTCAATATTTCCTGCCATGCCTGATGCTGGCGATTCCGGAATTGTTCAAAATCCTTTTTGCGTTCGGTGATGTGGTCATGATCCATTTTTCGTGCGGTGACTGATGTCGCGTCGTAGGCCGGGAACGAGACCACAGACACCTCGTAGAGTTTGACTTCCTTGAGCGTCCAGTGAACGGACCCATCCGGATTGACGCGCACTTCTTCTCTGATGATGTCGAAACCAAACGAGCACTGGCTCTTGTCCCCGCGTTTGACTTGCGCGTAAAGGTCCAGAGCGCTTCGGTCATCTCCGTTGATCTCAATGCGGCCCCACAGTCCTCGCGCGTCAACCTTAAGCTCGAGGGTGCCGGCTTTGTTTCGCCCCAGCAGCAGATGCGTTTCGTGGTCGTTTAGCGCCCGGATATCGTCCGCAAGTGCGTTGTCGAAGGCGTGCTCATCCACGCTTTCCGTAGCACCCTGCCACAACTCGTAGTTGGAGTTGAATACCGCGAAATATCCTTCGATGTACTTGGGCTCACCCTCGCCGGCCGTTCGGTACTGCGTTTGCGTGGATAGCGTCGGTGGCCTCTTATTTGCTTCCATCTTTGTCACCGCCTGTTTGTTTCAATTTCCCTTGGTCGCCAATCTTGGCGTATGGAATGTAGTTTTCAAGGATGGCCAGTTCGGACAATCCATCCCTCGGCGACAACCCGCTCCAGTCCCTCGCTTCGTTGCGGTCTATGATGGCTCGGTCCACATAGTTGGCCGCGACTTCGGCAATCTCAGTGAGGCTGTACGAAAAAAGGCTCCGGGGATTGAACCGGAAGTACCAGTTCGGTGAGAGGATCAGTTTCCTTGTCAACTCCTGCTCGATCCCTCGCGTTTTCGGTAACACGGTGGATGAAATGGTGTTGTTGTAGCTGTCCCTGTCAAAGTCCCCTTCGCCAACAAAAAACGGCGGCACTCCGAAGATTGCCGCCGCTGTTCGCTTGTCCACCGTCAGACTTTCCTTGATCGCCAAATCTTGGATCGTCAGCGGTTTTATTTCCTTGATGTCAAACGCCTCGGACGGGATGAACCACGGTTTCCCGTTCTCGCTCGAGTCAAGGTATTGTGCACCAAGTCTTTCCCGTCCTTCTTTACTTGCAAACTCTTCCGTCAGTCCGTCGACCTTAACGATGATCGACGGTGTTGGCGAGCTCATGAGGTCGTACTTGGTCTTCTGCGCTTGGTAGAGCGTTTTGGCCAACTCGGCCAAGAGTACCTTGTACCCTCGTCCTCGCCATGGCTTTTGGGGGTCAACGTTGTCTGTAAAGTGCAGTACTTCATCCGGCTCATACCGTCTGCCCTTGTACATGACGTAGTATCCGTATCCTGACGGATCATCCTTGATGAGGGTCTGCGTCATGTCAAACGGCTCGAGATCGTCAAGGAGCCCGGTAACGGGATCCAGATGCGGCAGCAGGATCGCGTTGCCCTCGCCGTCGAGCATCATGTTGCGGACGATCGAGTACACCAGCTGCTTACGCGTTGTGTACTTGTTTGGACTGATATCAATCTTTTTGCTCAGTTCGTTTTTGATTCTGACCGCTCCGTCTTTGGTATCGTTCATAAGGTGGATGGTCATGGAGCTTATAAGGTCAGCAATCCGGTTCACCGGTGTTTGGATCTCCGGGCAACTGGTGAGCGTTCGGTACCCGCCGCCACTGGTGAGCATCGTATACGCCTCCGGCGAGGTCAACCACATGATCCCTGATGTGGAGGTGCGCTTTTTAGTCCTGCTCTTTTTGATAGGCGGGTCGTTCCGCTCAATTTCGTCTGTCATTCAAGCCACTTCCTCGCCTCCGTAGATTTTTCTAGGTTCTCGAGCATTCGGACCACGGCAAACACATCGGCATCAAACACGTCGATGCGATGTTCTTCCTCGATCTTCTGGTACTGGATCATGTCGTCGGTTTTCTCGATTGCCCGGACGTTCTGAATGCAATACTCGTATGCCGAACTGCCCATGTAGTACAGCTTCCCGTCCTTGGCCTTTTTCTCGATGTGCCGGAACCCTTCAGATTTCTTGTAGAAGTACTGTGGTTGATCGACAATAGAGAACCCGGCTGCTTTCATCCCTATGAAGTACTCCCTGCAGAACTTACGGTCGTGCCCGATCTGCTTGATCTTGAAGCCCATCGCTCGCATGTCCTTGTACCACTTAATGACCTCCGCATGGTTGACGGTGGGATTGTTGCTCATCGTCAACCAGCCATCGTCCTTCCAACCGAACAGTGGGATGTTGTCCTCGTCCGCTTTGATGTAAGCCGCGGTTATCGGGAACCACGCGTGTGTGATCGCGATGTCTATTCCTTGGTACGTTCCGTGAAGTGCTGAGGTTGTTAGATCGTGCAGTTTCGAGAGGTCCGAACCTCCAAACCACGTGATTGGCAGTTTGGCCAATGCGGCAATCTTCTTGTCGGTTTTCATGTTGGTAAACCCGAGCGCCGCTTCACATTCCCTATTGCTAAGCTGAAACTCGTTAAGATTGAAGTACGCCTGCATCGCGGAGGTGTAGATGTTCAGACTCTTGGCCAAGAAGTCTTTACGCTGCTGCGGGTCGTTCTGCGCCTGCATCGCGTCGTTCATGATGTCTGCTGGCCGGATCGTCACGCCGTAGTTCGGGTTCGCCTTCTCATGCTCGATCGGGTTGGTGTAATCCACGTTCCCGTTTGCGTCCTGGTCCGCCTTACAGATAAAAACAAAATAGGCATCGTCTGAGACGGTGCCTTCGAGTATCTTTTGACAGTACAATAAACGTTGGTAGCAGAACATTACCGTGTTGTCGCCGGCAGTGGTGATGCCGATGCACAGTTTGTTCGTGTACGCCTTCCCCGATTCCTTGATGACGTTGTACTGTTTGGCATTCCTGTACGCCTGTAGCTCGTCACAGATCTGGATGTTTGAGTTCAGAGAATCGTGCGCGTCCGGGTTGGCTGCCAGCGCTTCAATGCGGACCATGCCATCGTCGATGTTCTTGTGCTCAATGCTGTGCTCCATGTTGTTGTCGAGCATTCGCCAACCGTCCGCCTCAGCGTCCGCCTTGCTGGCGTACATATATGACTGGAGGTTGTCCGCGATGTTGTTGTAGCTTTGCATTGCCTGCCGAAGTGAAGCGCCGACGATATATACCGAGGACCCGCTTCTGCGTTCCAGTAGCGCAAGCGCCCAGGCGAGTGCTGAGACGAACAGCGTTTTTCCGGATTTCCTCGGAATGAAAATAAACGCCTCTTTGAATCGGCGTTCAACGGTTCCGGTAATATAGAACCCGAGAAGGTTGTAAACGATGAACTTCTCCCATGGTTCAAGGTTCAGCGGCTCGCCCCGCAACGGCGTTGCGTTCATCGCTTCGCCCTGCCGGTGTCGAAAGGTGCGCTCGATGATGCCTATAACGAAATCCGCGTCCTTTGGTTTGAACTCCCACCTCGCCGCTTTGAGGTCTTCCAGAAACCTCTTACATGTCTGGATCTGTTCCTTGCATGCGATCTTCCTGCCTTCGACAATGGATCGAGCGTATTCCAACACAACATCCGCATGCTGCCCAATCATTCACGGTTGACCATTCGCAGCGTTTCTGAAAGAAGCGATGGCTTCCCCCTTTTCATTTCGGTGTCATTGATCTTCTTGAGCGCAGCAGGAGTTAAACCGAGTTCCCGGGAATAGGCGAGGATGTCTTGTCGGAGAGTTTCGAGAGCCAGATAGAATGGGTTCTTTGCGGCGTTCGTAGCGCCGCCCTTATTGGTGTATTTGATCATGATCTGACCGCCTGATTTGTCGAACAAATCCAGCGTTTTTTCATAATCTGTCAGCGTCCGGGCGAACGCTTTGATCGCGTGCTCGAATTCGGGCTTGTGCAGATTCAGAGCGATCATCTTTTTTGTAATATCGTTTTGATATTGTTTTAGTGTCATTTCGAATCGCTCCTTTTCAGCAATAAAAAAAGGCAGCATTTGCCGCCTTATGGTTTACCCCCCTATTGTTGAGATATCTCGGAGAGGGAAAGGGGAGCCCCATCCGGTGCGTGGACCCCATGCCTCTACTTTCTCGGATGGGGGGGATCCATCCTAATGCTTCCTCGGTTCCACCTTATTGTGGCAGATATTGCACAAAGCCTCGCCGTTATTGGGCAAAAAGGCAAGCTCAGGGTGCTCATCGATAGGCTTTATGTGGTGCGCATGCGTCGCTTCCCTACTGCGTCCGTACTTCGCGCATTCTTTGCAGAGGTGCTTTGCTCGACGCAGTACTTTCTCCCGCCACGCTTTATGTTTGACGCTCTGGTAATGCTTATTGCCCGGCATCTTTACTTAACCTTCTAATCTATATAGAATATTATTCACCATAGAGTGAAAGGAAATGAAGGCTGTGGCTGATGATACTGTTTGGTGTATGGCTCTCGACCGCGCGATAGATTGGGGCTATTGCATGGACCTCGAAATGGCGACTGACAACATGATCATCTGGGAAGGATTAGAAGACCGGTTCTCTGATAATCAAATGTTGAAATGTCGGCAATGCATGAATCGAGTAAATCCCGTCTTTGTAGAAGACAAAGCATAATTCAGATAACCTTTACCCAAAGATCGTTTCAAGCGCCGTATATCTTGGGTAGTTATAGCCTTCGCTGTTGACCAGTACACTTTCACCGGTCTGAAGATTCCGAACCCTGATGCACCGGCTCGTCCCATCGGCGTCTTCGCCACCATCATCTTGCCCGATCCAAAGTTGGTCAGTGAAGAAGTCTTGAACAAACGCCTGATAGTCCATGTTACTCAGATCCACTTGCTTGGTAATTCTATATGTCGTGCCTTGTGCGCCGTTGGAGAGTGCTGAGTTTGTCGCGTCCATTAACTCATGGATGTCTCTGAGCTTCCTTCCAAAGTGAGCTCTCATGCTGTCACCTCATTGACCCGGATTTCAATTCCCAACAACGGCTCATCCCATCGGGTAGCGTTCTTCTTTAGAAGCGTTGTTGGACCAATAATAGTGAAGCCGGCCGTTAGGAAAGCATGAAGTGTCTTCATAAGAGCCGTTGAAGAATCTGCTATGGCAAAGGCTTCAACCCTCGCCGATCGCAGCAACGCGATGAGATCATTGAGTTCCTGAGGCCAGCAGATGTCTCTGATGACGATTTGCTCAAATTCGTCTTTCTTGCTCTGCGCGTAGGCTCGCAGCAGTGAGTTCTCGCCATCCTTCAAGTATTGTGTTTCGGCTGCCAGCAGCTTCTCCATGTGTATGTTGGTCAATATCGCGCACATCCCTTCAAATAGAGTAGTACATTCATCACTCTATACGCGGATAATATCAAGTATTATTCTTTATAACGACACTTTTATACTGGATTCGTTCATTATCCTTCACCAAATAGACATCGCTTTCAGAACCCTTAAGCTCGGCATATCGCTTGATAATGACGTCGCAGTACTTCGGGTCCAATTCCATCATGAAGCAACGGCGCTTGGCCTTTTCTGCGGCAATCAAGGTCGTACCGGATCCACCGAAGAAATCTATAACGTTGTCATCCAATCGGCTGCTGTTCTCGAGCGCACGAATGACAAGCTCAATGGGCTTCATTGTAGGATGCTCTTCACTACGGCGAGGTCTCGGGATTTCCCAAACATCATCCTGCGTTCTGTCTTTTAGTGGGCACAAACGTTTATTGTCGTCGACCCAGCCGTACCATATCGGCTCATACCGCGTGTGATAGTCCTTCCTGGACAGTACGAGACTATCTTTCGCCCATATAATCGTGCTGGACCAATGGAATCCGCAGCCCGACATAACGTTCATGAGGTTGCCCCACTCTTGCGCCGACATTACCATATACACCATGGCGCCCAGAACAACGGATGATTTGATACAGTTGATTGACTTAGTCAAAAACTCGCCGAACATTTCAGTGGACATGTGGTCGTTGAGGATTGTTCGCGATTTCCAGCTCGGATGCTTCTCATCGCTGCCGTAGTCAACGTTCCAGGGCGGATCAGTGAACACGATTTGGGCCTTCTCGCCGTCCATCAAAAGTGCGACATCCTCCGACAAGGTGCTGTCACCACACATCAATCGATGGTGCCCAAGTTTCCAGACCTCACCGCGCTTCACGATCGGTTCATCATTCAATGCGCTATCGATATCAAAGTCATCGTCAGCTTTATCAATTTCCGTCTGTGACGAAACCAGCTCCCGAATTTCGTCGAGCGACCAACCGACGATGTCCAGCGAGTCAAGATCGCTAATCAATTCAGCGAGGATATCCACATCCCACGATCCCAATTCGGCTGTTCTGTTATCCGCAAGTGCTCGTCTTACTGCGGTAGCGTCATCATCATCTACAAAATGAACGTCGCATGATTCCCAACCCATGCGACGCATTGCTTCAACTCGGCCGTTACCGATAAGAATCTTGTTCGTTCCGCGTTGCACCACAATTGGAGCATGCTGTCCGAATGTCTCCAATGATCGAATGACCTCGCCGATGTTGCGTTCGTTGTGCCTACGCGCATTCTTTTCGTCGATTATCAAGGTTGCAAGTTGTACCGCTTCAATCTTCAATTCGTCTCTTTCCTTTCCACGTAAATACAAAAGACCTGATGCGTTCGTGGCATCAGATCTTAAACTTGTTCTATCATATGAAGTCTATCACGCAACCTGGAATCGAGGAAAGGACACGTTTGGGACATTTTATTTAGTTAGATGTTTGTGTTGTATATTTCCTAAATACTTATCGATTGTTTTCTTGTTTGCAGTAATAGCTAAGACGTTCCTTGCTCTTGATGTTCCAATATAGCATGCTTCAGTAATCATTTTCTTATCAATTTTATCAAGTCCGACAAGAACCACCACTGAACTTTCCATTCCGATATAGCTTGATACACTTCCACATTTTATTATTGGATGTTTATTTGACTGCCCACTAAAAGTCTTTGTGGTCCGATATGAGAGGCCGTTCCTATTCTCGGTTTCTTTGAAACGCGACCCACCACTATCTGCAAACAGGACGACAATATCAGAATAATCAAAATCTTCTTTGATGACGAGTTGTAAAATAAAATCATCAATTAGTCTCATTTCATCTGATTCGGTTGATGAATCTTCAGTTTCTAGAATATACACCTCGGGACCAGATGGTCCGACAATTTCAAGATCATATTTATCCGTCATGAATCTGGATGATGTTTCTGCTATTTCTTTGGTATTTCTAATAATTTTTTTCAAATTCAATTCGGTTATTGGCCATCCGTTATCGAATAAATCGTGCTGAAGAAGATTCTGATTAGCGTCATATATAAACAATAATCTTGAATCGTTAGAATCAAGGATATGCTGGCCAATTTTTTTCCATAAATCCATAGGAAATAATTGCGATTCATCAATAACGATTAAGTCATAATTTTCATAAAAATGACTATCCGCATCTGAAAAGTCATCGATTTTAATATTGCTTTCATTACCCAAAATCGATTTATAATATAAACGAAGATTCCTAGGAGGTACTAGCACTAGCACTTTTTTACCCTTTCTTGATTGCATAAGTGCCCATTTCATTGCCACCAACGTTTTCCCTGATCCTGCAGGCCCAGTGATTGCAACCATTTTATTGCGCTCTGCTACTTTTAGAATGTATTCTTGCTCAGCTGTTAATCTATCCATAATTTCTGTTTGCCGTCTCGCAAGAACAGAAAGAGTGCCTGGCATTAAATTATCCGGTTTTAATATATTTGCAATAGTTAGACATTCCTTGTCGGAAAGGTATTGTTTTTTGTCCGGATTCATTTGTGTCAATCTCTCATATAGGTTCGATAAATCTTCAAATCCTATTTGGTTGACCAGAGGACAATCGATATATCCTTTCAAATACTCTTTTGAAATATTGGGGAAACAAACCATAGAAACATCCATGAGGTATTTATTCGCGAATATTATGTCTCTTTTAATATAGTCTCTTATGTGATACCTACTTATATCGGCTTGCTTTATTGGATTCTTAATTGGATGAGTGTTGCTTTTCCTATCGATACTATACCAACTATCTCCGATCCGAGTTATTCCACCTCCTTTTACTTCCATAATTATAATACCTATTTCAGGACCAACAATAACAAAATCGGCTTCACCTTCTGTTTTACTTGATCGCAATGAGTCATCTTTCCAAAACACACCATATAAAACATACCATTTATTAGGTAGTCGTTTACAGGCTTCAAAAACTGTGATCTCCGCTTTTCGAAAAGGATCAGAATATATATCCTCATCCAATACTTCTGGTCGGATTATTGCCATGCCCTGTCCCCCCCCCCATATGCAACCCATATATTTATCATAGTGGTTTCTCGAATAATTAGCAATCTCCAGAGTTACCTGTAAAACAAAAGAGTTAATTCTCAAAACTTCTCATTATATGACCGACTCATCAACCATCAACAAGCGTTTTCTGACCGCGATCTGACGCACACGAACAACATCGAAAGCTTTGGGCAACGCAGAAGCGCGAGATTTACGGCATCTATCATCATGTGTCGGTTGAAGATCTACAGAGGTACGTCGATGAGTTTTGCTTTAGGTACAACAATCGCATGAACGATATGTTTGGAATGGTGCTAAGTCAGTCGGTGAAATAAGGGAAAAGGCCCCCATTTAGAAAGCCTTTCCATAATCGACTTCTTTCGAAGTATTGCGGATTTGCCGCTTCGCTATAAGAAATATATGCTATCTCTGTTTTTAAACAATCCACAAGCAGTCTTACCTGAGAACAATCCCAAACCTCTCGGGAAGGCTGGGGTCTTGTTCAACAAGCCCCAAAATTCTTCTTGCTGGGCCAATTGGAATATTTGTGCCTCGTTCCCAAGCCTCGACCGTTTTTGTTGATACACCCATAAATTCGGCGAATAGGGATTGCGTCATTCTCGTTTTGACTCGCAATTCTCTTATGTCTGCCGCCTGATAATTGCGCATGGGCGCAATCGTAATCTTGTTTTTTCTTACATCTAATTTACCATCGCTGTAATCAATGGCTTCTTGTAATCCCTTCTTAATTCCATCATAAATTCCCAATATTTTCATCCCTTTCCCATATTCTCTTTGAGAATATCAATCATTTTCTTGAGATCTTTTTTCTCAGACGCCGATAGGCTGCTGCGTTCGTTCTTTGGATAAGCATAGACGAGTATGATCTTCTCCGCAATGACGAAATCAATGTATATTATTCGCGCGCCGCCGCGCTTTCCTTTCCCATTGTATGCAAATCTCGCCTTTCTCAATCCGCCAGTTCCGACAATAATGTCTCCAACCTCCGGATTTAACAACAATTCCAATTGGATTGTTTGCAAGTAGTCATCATCAAGACCCATTTTCGACCACTGACTATCAAACGCCGGCATCATTAAGAATTCCCTAGTCATCAGATATAATCCTTCCGCAAATACAATACCCTATCCAATAGGGTATTGTCAACCTTTTTTTGCACGTCTGTGGTCACTAGGATTATATCACCTAAGCAGGAATGATTGTTATACTTTGTCAATTGTTTTATGATTTCTTTGATATCCTACTATTGAAAGGATGTGTTTATAATGAAAAATTACTGCGATTTTCGCCTATCGTTAAGACATGAAGAAATTAAAGCTACGTGTGATGCCGCCGACTCAGCCAGTAAGGATTTAATATGCGCATCAACAAACGATCTCGCAACAATTGTTGGTAATAATACCGTTCTATACACACTTAACATTTTGGGAATCACCCCATAAAACAGAGCCTTGAATTTCACGCGGCTCTTCAGTACGTTAAGTTATAGTTTCATTTTATAAAGCATCAACGCCGTATAGCCTGATAGAAATTCGCCGCACCAACCGACTTCGGTTTCTTCTTATAGTCCGTTCATCGCAAGGGATCCGTGCTGCAACAATATCATCAGTTTCTTGCCTAAAGTACCTCGCCTTGATGGCATCGTAGTATGGATCGTCTTTAATCGCATCAAGTGCTGAGGCGATGGCTTCAACCTCGGTCTGATCACGCATTTTTGACGCTATAGCCTCCATTTCAAGAATTGCATCTTTTTGATCTGGAGGTACGCGGCCTCCTCTTACGAAACCCACAATGCTTCTGCTGCGTTCGGGGATAGTGTTATATGCGTCAGCTTCCAACCTAGCCGTAATATCAGGATAAGCATACAACCTACGCACTGTAGCTTTAAGAATTTCCTTTTGATCCGGCGCCTGAAACAATCGATTAGGTCTAAACATCACCTTCACAACGCGCTCTACGATTCGCTCGATTTCAAGGTTTTCTTCTATCAATGATATCCCCCTCTTTTATAATTGTCTTTCTTCCCTCGCCGATCTATTTGCGTTTTCTCATTCGGGTATAGATATATGCACCCGAAACAAATTCACTTCGTTTTATAAAACAGTCGTTGAAATCAAAGTTCTTGTAAACGCTTTCAAAAATTCGCTTTGCATCGCGTTCCATGTCAAAAGCAATCAACTCGACACGGCGTTTGCTGATCTTTTTATCCGAGACTGATATGACAGGTTCCTGCAGGTTCTTGCTCGAACACCATCGTTTTGATCCGCGAGGATCCTTGACTATGTATCGTGCCAGTCCTTCGAGTCCGTATTCGTCTGGTTGCAGCTTAAGAGCATTTGCTCTTCCCTTTCCCCACAACCGTTCCGCAACGTCCCGATCCATTTCGCTCATGATAAGATGGTGATGCACCCGTTTCCCTTCGGCATCATCGCTTCCTTCTATCACGTATATGTATTTGATCTCGCAGAGCCCGGCCGTTTTCCGGTATGTCTTGACTCTCCGAAGATAGTTCTGAATATCCTTTCGAGCCTGTGCAAGATCCGGTTGTTCTCCTTTGTATGTCAAAGTCAGATGAATATCCCTTTCAGTAAAGTTGGCGTTGATCTTTCGAATTAGTTTCTTCTTTGCGTTCCTTTCATTTGCAGCCTTTATTGCTGCTTTGGACTTGTGCCTAGCAGCCTTTCGCGCCTCGTTATCTTCCCCCTTGCATGACCAGATCGGATAAATCTCACATTCGAAAATGTTACCGGCCAGGATTGTGCGCACCCTATAGTTCGCAACATGGCTGTGTCGCAATCTGCACGCTTCTTCACCTTCACAAGAAGTATCAAACAACTCTATATATTGATCTGAACTATACCCAGCCATTGGTTTCCTTCCTTATATACCTAGTTGATTTGATAAAACCCATTACAAGGCCGGGAAAGAAACAGACGACAGCAACGATTCAACTATCTCTGCTTCGAGCAGATATTTGGCTTTCTACAAGAAACGGCAGCTATTGCCGGCTGCCGATCTTCTATCATGCCGGCGAACTGTTTCGTGTTAACACAGCTCCCATTGATGTATCTTCATCTACGCGGTCTCTCTAAGAAATAAGTTGATGAAGAATACCTGTCCCTTCCCCGTTACCTTCGTGGTCTTAATAATCCGCGGGGTGCCGCTCTTCATAGGTAGGGTTTTCTCTGATATCTCAAACAAGCCCCGTTCCAACGACCTTTGAGTTGGCATATTTCGTCGTTCACCTCGTCGAATCAGGTAATGGTTTGCTCTCATCCACTCGAATAGCCTGTTTTGCCCCATATCTATTCCGTTCTGCTGGATAAGTTTGGCTAAATCTCCGATAAAAATTGAGGTGGGAGAAGACTCGACTGCCTCGGCAAACGCGACCTTTGGCTGGTCCATCTCAATCTTCGCCGATAGCTCGCGAGTTTTCTCCAGTTGCGTGTCAAGAGCTAAGGCCAATCTTGCGACCATTTTCGGATTAACTATTGCATCTCGGAGAATCTCAATCTCAGATGGTACGTAAACGCCGGTCTCGCCAATCGCGGGAAGCACTTCGTGGGCCAGCCAGCGTTTGAACTGTTTAATCTGTTTCTTTCTTTCAGCGATATACTCTGCACTGACGCCTCGGGCATTTTTAGGTTGTAGAACAAATAGCATTTGATACAAACCTGGTTTGGATACAATTGCAAATGACTGAACACCGCCGGGGGTGGTCAATCGCGTATACCCCTTTTCATCCTCATCAAGTGCTCTCATTGTCCGATTTCGATTCTGGTCTTTGAAGTAGTCGCAAACATCGTTGGCAACGAACCATAGTTTTCCGTCAATGATGACCGTTCTTATCTGCCCGAACTGCTCGTGTTCGAAAATCTTCAGTTCGTTCATGCTTGGACCCTCCATTTCCGCGAGTTTGTGATATTGGGCAATTGCTTGACGGGCACATCGCTTGCAGCCCATGCTGCTGCACTCCTGACAAGAACCCGTCCGTCCGGGGTAAGGTTTATATGCTTATTGCCTACAAGCTTGTTTAGATAGCCGACCGATATCCCAAGCATCTTTGAAGCATCTTTTTTAGGCAGCGTCTCGCCCCACATACGCACCCAACGTTCCTCCGTATTCAATGCTTTAAACCCGTTTAAGTCATTGGTAAGGGTCAAGATGGCTTGCCCGGCGCTTTGAAGCGCGTTTGACAACGTCAGCACCGATTCATTTACCTTGGTAACCGCATCCGCTTGTATTTCTGTTTTGTTTTTCGCTGATGACATACAAACACTCCCTTATCCTGTCACCATATGGTGATGTCTACTGTAAAAAAATAGCATCGTACTGTTCTGATGTCATCCGAAGCGCTTTGTAGATCTGAGAAGCCTCCCGCGTTGTCGGAATATACTTCCCCGTCAAAATTGAGCTGATCTTTCCTGGCCGCCAGTTGATTGCTTTTGAAAACGATTGCTGTGTCCCGTACAGCTCATAAACCATTCCTCTAAGCTTGTTTCTGCACTCTTCATTCATGTTTTATGCCTCCTATATTTGCACTCCGGTCATCGCCGTTTGGTTTCTAATGGAAGGATAACACCGTACGGCTATAATATCAATCTCCGATTTTTAATATTTATTGCAATCGGTGATATTTTAAGTTATTATTGGACATAAAGATAAGAGAGGGGATGAAATTGATGGATTTAGTCTCAACATTCGGCAAACGATTAAGCGAGTTTAGGACTGAAAAGGATCTGACACTTGAGGAGCTTGGAAACGTAACCGATATCCCGCCTCAAACACTTAATAGATATGAGCTTGGGCATCGAACTCCTAAAGTTGACACCGCAAGCGATATCGCTGTAGCGATCGGTGTTAACCCTTTATGGTTGAATGGTTTTAATGTGCCAGAATACCAGTCTCTTCGACCGATTGTACGCAAGTCCATTCCTATGCTTGGAAGCATAGCTTGCGGCACTCCGATTTGGGCCGAGGAGCGTTTCGAAGGTTATGTCGATGCGAATGCCGACATCCACGCAGATTATTGTGTTACCGCAGTTGGCGACAGCATGGTAAACGCTCGGATCCTTCATGGGGATGTTGTCTTCATTGAGGAAACAACGAGTGTGGAGAACGGGCAAATCGCGGTAGTCCTAATAAATGATGAAGTCACGCTCAAGCGGTTTTACAAAGAGGGTGATGTTGTAACGCTGGTTGCGGATAACCCTGCCTATAGGCCCATGGTGTTTGTTGGAGAACAGCTACGTGGGATGCGTATACTTGGACGCGCTGTAGCGTTTCAGTCTTCGATCAGATAGAAGATAGTTTACATATAAGGCTTCAACATAAGGGCAAGGTGGCGATACTATGGCGAAACAGAAAGATGGTAGACATAGAAATAAAATTACAATTGGTACTAAAGCGGATGGAAGACCTATTTATAAATGGGCATCTGGACAAACAAAAAAAGAACTCGCGGAAAATCTAAACGAATTACGAAGAACATATATTGGTGGTACAGTTATTCAACGAGATGTGCTATTTGGTATCTTCGCCATTGATTGGTATGAGGCAAATAAAAAGCAAAGCTCTAGTCCTGGCACCCGATCTATGTATCGCAGCTTATTGAACAGCCATATATTGCCGCAATTTGCCGAACGACAAATTAGAGCGATTACAGCAAACGATCTGCAAAAGTTTATAAATAGCAAAAAATCTCTCGCCGCTTCTTCCATAAGTAAGTTGCGAATGACTCTATGCCAAATTTTTAGATCTGCCAAAGCTCAACAAATAATTGATGCTGACCCAACTATTTACTTACAAATGCCATCAGCAGGTAAAGGGGAGCGACGCGAACTCACTTGCGCTGAACAAAAAGCAGTTTTATCTATCGGACGTTCGCATCCTGATGGTCTGCTTTTGATGGTACTTTATTTCACTGGATTACGACGAGGAGAGGCACTCGGTTTGCAATGGGGAGATATTAATTTCGCTGAAAAATCCCTAACTGTCCACCGTGACTTAGATTTTATAACCGGAGATATAGGACCACTTAAGACGAAGTCGGCTTACCGCACGATCCCTCTCCCTGACGAATTATTGGATGCCATGCACCTCTGCAGAGGTCTTCCCAATGTGTTTGTTTTCCAATCGCGATCCGGTGACCAGCTTCAACAAAGCACATATCAAAGACTGTGGAGAAGGCTTATGAGCGCTGTATTCCAATTTGATAGCAGCATTGAACATAGACATACTAAATTGCAAAATGGCAAAATTAGACGTAAGAATGTAAACGCAGTTGAGCAAATGATTTGCGTTTCAATACTAACTCCACACTATTTTAGACACAATTATGCTTCGCTACTTTATGAAGCAGGTATCGATGTAATCAGCGCGAAAGAATGGCTTGGACATTCTGATGTCGTGACAACACTTCGAATATATACGCACTTATCTGATAGGAAAAAGAAAGTAAACGCCGATAGATTACGAGACGTTTTTAGAAATACGCAATAGTCGCTGGCAACTTTTTGGCAACTTTAATAAATTTCTACCCATTTCTGTATGATTGTTATTTTGAAAATAGCGGCTAATCTGGGCACATTTTCATGCATTCGATAATATGCATCCTTCGATAATCTTGCCTACGAATCAATAGGTCGTGGGTTCAAATCCCTTTTGGTACACCAGTAAGAAAGCCTCCTATGGGCTGCTTTTTTGCTTGCCTGCCAAGAGGGGCGCTGGAACCCATTTGTTGTGCAGTAACAATGGGGAGCCTTTAGCCGACCGCGCGGCGGGCGGTATCCCGACTGGTACCAGTAGGAGTTAACGAATTCCATTTGTTGTGAAACAACAATAGTGACGCTTTTAGCCGACCGCGTAGCGGGCGGTATCCCGACTGGTACACCCACGGAGAATGCTAAGGCGTTCTCCGTGTTTTTCAGAAGCCGTCCGAAGAGGTGGCTTTACATTGACAACCCCCTTCGCCAAGCCTTATAGTTCAAGTGACGATCGGGGGCGTTTGGACGTTTACCCTGACGCATTCCCTTTGAATTTTCCCCTACAGGTTTACGCATTATTTGTTCGAGAGGTGTTTGCGCGATGATTGATTTCACGACGATGTCCTATGACGAGCTGCTAAAAGACGGCGGTCATGCCTGCGACTGCGGCATGGTGCATGCCGCGACGCTCAAATACCTGAAAATCGGGCCGGGCGTGGTGGCGCATGTTCCCGAGGCACTGCAAACGTTCGGCTTTAAAAAACCGTTCATTGTGTGCGACCCCGACACCTATAAGGCCGCGGGGGAAAGGGTTGTTGAAATCGTCAAGGCCGCGGGGTACAAGCACACGCTGTTCGTCTTCCCCGTTGAGCCGGGCGTCCACCTTGAGCCGGACGAGTTCACCGTTGGCAGCGCTGCGATGGCGTTTGACCCCTCCTGCGACGTCGTGCTGGCCGTGGGCTCGGGCGTGATCAACGACACGTGCAAGGTGCTCTCCCACATTGCCAAAATTCCGTCCATTGTGGTGGGCACGGCCCCGTCGATGGACGGCTACGCGTCCAACTCCTCGTCGATGGTGCAAAACGGCCTCAAGGTCAGCCTGTACAACGACTGCCCGATTGCCATCATCGCGGACCTTGACATCATGAAACAAGCGCCGCTTCGCATGCTCATGGCGGGGCTTGGCGACGTGCTGGCCAAATGCGTCGCGCTGTGCGACTGGCGCATTGCCGAGATTGTCGTCGGCGAAGCGTACTGCGAACCGCTCGCGCAGCTGATGCGGTTCTGCGTTCAAAAATGCCTTGACAACGCGGAGGGGCTGATGCGTCGCGAACCCGAAGCCGTCCGCAGCGTGATTGAAGGGCTGGTTCTCTCCGGCATCGCGATGGCGTTTGCGGGTTCCTCCCGCCCCGCCTCCGGCCTTGAACATTATTTCTCCCACATGTGGGAGATGGTGACGCTTCAGCGCCACATGCCAACCGAGCTCCACGGCATTCAGGTTGGCGTGGGCACCTGCCTGTGCCTGCCGCTGTACCAGCATTTGCGCACCGTAACGCCCGATAAGGCGCAGGCGCTAGGCAAGCGCGCGGCCTTCTCACAGGCAAAGTGGGAAGAAGAGATGACGCGCATATTCAAGAGCGTGGCGCCGTCGATCATCAACGGCGAGCGCAATCTGTGGCACAAGAACGACGCGGACGGCCACGCAAAACGCCTGGCCGTGATCATTGATCGCTGGGACGACATTGTCCGCAGCGTCGTTGAGGAGCTGCCGGATGCGGATGCCACGATTGCGCGCCTGAAATCGCTTTACGTTCCCACCACACCGCAGGAGATCGGCTTTAGCCACGAGGACACGATTGACGCCTTTGTGGCCTCCCGCGAGATACGCAACAAATACCTCGTCTCAAGCCTGCTGTGGGACATCGGGCTTCTCGACGAGTTCACCCAATACCTGTAAACCCTGCCCTCCAAAAAGCCCGAAACGCTTTGGTTTCGGGCTTTTCGTTTGTCTGGGGAAATCCCCCCTCGCCGTGCATTTTGTCCCTTTGTGGGCTTTACGGGCGCTCACGCGCTCATTTCTTTTTGCCGCGCTTCTGGTAATCCGCCTCGACGGCTTCATTCCAGTTTTCCATCGACTTGTTCGCGCGAAGGTTGCTGACCGCGCTTGACACGGCCTGGTAGTTGAGCTTGGTGCCGACGCTGTCGGCGTTGTAGTTGGAGGCGCGGCTCTTGTCGATGCCGATGCGGGCGGCGGTGTCGACGGCGTCGATATTGGCGCCAAGGAAGATGAACTCCCAGCCGTACCGTTCCTTTTGGCGGTCGATGAGGCCCTTGACCTTCTCAAAGGTGTATTCCCTGCTCGCGTTCTCCATGCCGTCGGTCGTGATGACGAACATCACCTTTTCGGCGCGCTCGCCTTCGCCCGTGTTCGCCTGAACGCTGCCGATCTTTTGAATTGTCTTGCCCACGGCGTCGAGAAGCGCGGTCGAACCTTCGACAAAGTACTCCTTCGCCGTGATGGGGTTTACACCCCTGATGTTGATGCGGTCATGGAGCAGCACGTACTTGTCGTCAAAGAGAACGGTGGTGACGACGGCGTCGCCCGGTTCCTTCTTCTGCTTGTCCAGCATGGCGTTGAACCCGCCGATCGTGTCGCTCTCAAGGCCCGCCATCGACCCGCTCTTGTCGAGAATGAACACCAGTTCTACCAAATCCTTTTTCATTTTAATTGCCTCCTTTTGTTTCTCTGTACCCAGAATAAGGCAATTTGAACAAAAAAAGGTCGCCCGCCAGGCGACCTTTGAAGGCGCTGTGAACCGGTTTTCAGACCCCCATCATCTGCTGATTGAAGGCAAAAAGCGTTTCGTTGATCTCGAAGATGTTGTGGTTTCCCTCCACGATGAAATACTCGACGATCAGGTCGAACAGGTTACTGTGCGAAAGCGCGAAGCCCGCCCGCAACAGCAGGTCCTTCGTCTCGTCAAGGTTCAGTTCCAGCGCGATGGCAAGCGCGACGGCGGTCTGCTTGCCCGGCCTGTAGTGCACGTCGCTTCTGATTTTGGAAAAATGCTTCTTGTCGATGTTCGCCCGCTTGTACACGACGGCGTCGGTCCTCCCCTTCTCGTCGATGAGGCGAAGCAGCGCCTGCGAAAAGGTTTCCTCGAGCTGCTTTGGAAGGTCCTCGAGCGAACGCTTTTCGGAAAACGCGGCGGGCGCGACTTGATTGAAGACCATCATCTGGTCAACGGACTTGTCCGCACGCTGCAGCCTGTCAATGCGCCGTGACGTGCGGGCCATGCGGGTGTCGACATAGCGGTCGTCGATATATTCCTGAACCGAATTATACAGCTTTTCGCTTAGAACGAACGCGGCCTTGTCGTAGACGACCAAATACACCGTCATGTCGTGCTCGAAGAGGAAGGAGCCGATGGCGGCGATTGCCACCTGCAGCGCTCTGTCCTTCGGGTAGCCGAAGATCCCCGACGAGATAAGCGGGAATGCGACGGACTCGAGATTGTGCGCCGCTGCGAGTTTAAGCGCGTTCGTGTAGCAATCGGCAAGCTTCCGGTCCTCGCCGTGTTTCCCCCCGTGCCAGACGGGGCCGACGGTGTGGATGATGTATTTGGCCGGGAGGTCGAAGCCCGGTGTGATGACCGCATGGCCAACCTCGCACCCGCCGATTTTCGCGCATTCCTCCCTTAGCCTGTCAGCGCCAGCGGCGGCAAAGATGGCCCCGCACACGCCGCCGCCCTGCATGAGTTCGGTGTTCGCGGCGTTGACGATGGCGTCTGCGTGCACCTTGGTGATATCGTTGCGAATGATGTCAAGCGGCATGGCAATCTCCTATAATTTCTGTTGTCATTTTAAATACGTCCTCTTGCTCTTGGCGGGTCCCCGGAAGTTCGTTGCAAGCGCCACGGCGAGCGACTTGACCGCCTGCATCACCATCTGCCGGGTCTCCTCGTCAGCGGACTTGTACGCCTTGATCATGGAAAGCGCGCCCTTAAACCATGCGCCCTCGAGTAATTCGCCGACGGTGGTGGCGTTCATGGAGCCAACGGCAGAGAACAGGACATCGACGAAAAGCGCACGCTTCTCGTCCGTCTGTGTGCTGAGCCAGCCGTTGAGCGTGCGGTCGAAATACCGCGCGCTGTCGGACAGGCGCACGGCATAGCGGAAATCGCGGCCGTCCACGACCCACGAAAACGGATCGTGCTGCATGATGCCAAAGCGGTTGCTCTCCACCACGTAATGGCGCTCCTGGTTGTGCATGAGCATCCCTATGAGTGAGGACTGCGGCACGGTCTTGTGGAGTATGGGCTCGAGGCGGGCAAAACCGCCGCTCTCCAGGACCTCGCTGCGAAAGCCCGGCCCGTCGTGGCTGAAAACCCGTTGTATGCGACACTTCACCGACGCGTCGCAGTGCATCGCGGCATAGACAGCGATGTTGCCGCCCTTGGAATGCCCGCCGACGCGGATCGCCGTCTCCGGATAACGCTTAGCGACTTCGTTTAGAAACCGCACGCCCTCCTCCTGCGAGGGGACGGGGCTTTTAAACCCCATGTTGAAGTCCTCTTTCCAGCCGACGACGGTACCGTCCGTGCCGCGAAAGGCGATATAGGCGACCTTGTCGCCAAGGCCGAAGGTCACGGCGGAAAACTGGTGCTCCAACCCGATGTCGGTTTTGGCAACGTAGTAGTTCATCCGCACGTCGCGAAAGCGCGGGCTGGCCGCCAAGGCATTGAGCAGCCTTCTGTTGTTTTCGGTGTCGCGCACATTTTTGAACATTGTAGGGTAATGCTCTGCCTTCAGAAGGTCCCTGATTCTAACCGACGGCGCACCGTCGTATAGCCCGGGCACGACGCCTTCGAAGCGGATATAGGCAAACTGGGACAGCACCAGGCTGTCCACGGGGCCAAACGGCGCCGTGACCATTGTGTCCAGCACCTTTTCGGCGTAATCGATGATGTTGTCCATGCGGCGTCCTCCCCTCAACCTGTTTACCGCATTCATTGTATCATTTCTCTTCACCGATGCATACGGCACCGGTAAAACGGCAAAAGGAGACAAGACAGCCCGCCGGAGCGGGCTGCCATCCCATTGCGTCTGTTTGTTACAGGCCGGCTAAGGGATAATGCGCGCATCACGTTGGCGATGGCGCCGGGGACGGGGACGGCGTGGACAAGTCGAGCTCATGGGGCGGATTGCCCTTATACACGCTGGTGTTGACCCTCTCGCGCCTTATCTCCTTGCCGTTCGCGTCACGGTAGATCTTCCATACTTCGCTTTTGTAGTAATCGCGCCCCTTGCGCACCTGATTGGGATCGGCGACCTTTACGATAACGAGGGGATCGAATGGGATATGAACCTTGTCGATGCTTACCAATTCGATGACCATGCCGTTTTGCAGCGGACAACCGTATATTTCGGCGACAACCTTCTTCTTGATCCCGGCACCCGTCCCGTTGGGCTCCTCTACACGCAGCACGAGGTAAACGGGCCATTTCGTGTTGTTCCTGAACTTCAGATCCGGCCCGCCGGTGTTGACGGTCGCGTCGAGTCCTCTTTGGACATAGCCGGACGGAATGCTGTGCGGCCTTCGCTCGGTAATCTCGAGGTCAGCCTTGAGCAGCGAATCGTAGAGCGTGGTGCTGACCTGGCAGATGCCGCCGCCGTACTGGTCGGTGTAGATACCATTTTCCAGACCCTTGGCCAATTCCCACCCGTTCTCCGCGTTTCTGGGCCCGGCCTTGTCGTTTACGGAGAATTCCTCACCGGGCAGAATGACGCTGCCGGAGAGGATGCCGCACATCTTGTTGATGTTGAAACCGCGGCCCTTTTTCGTGTTGTCATCAAACACGGTGGACGTTGAGGCGATCAGCTTGGTGTTGTCTTGAATCTGCCGCGTGCTGAATTTCGGGGGAAGCGGCGTCCCCGGCAACGCCACGGGTCCGAACGAACCGTCCTCCACTGCCGCCCTGACGCTGGAGACAAACGCCGGCACATCGATACTCACGCCGTCCTTGCCGTCGGTGACGGTGAGCTTGCCGTCCGAAACGCTCACGCTTGGCTCGCGCGGCGTGGTGTCCAATTTTTCTGCAGCGCTTTTGATGCTTGCCTCCAGCGTATTCGCGTCATAGGTATAACCCAACGTGAGCCCCAGGGTCGTACCGCTTGCGGCGGCGATTTTGCGGGCCGAAATGCCGCCCTCTCGTCCCAAGCGCATGGCCTTGCGAATGGTATCGTCGGCGTTCGGGTAAACACCGATCTTTTGGGCTGGCAGAAGTTCGGTTCTGTCCGGGTATTTGAGCTTCACGGAAAGTTCCGCGGACATTTGAACCACCCTGTCGTTGATGGCGGCGCGTGCCTGCGCCGGCGTCATGCCGCTGATGTTCACGCCGTCGATGCTCACCGTGGGCAGGATGACCCCCGAATCGAAGAGCACCTGCATCTTGTTCTGCGCGGGAACCGCACCGAGAAGCAGCGCGTAGCTCCCGAACCCCAATGCCGCGAGCACCAGAAGGATGAACGCTGCGCGTACGAATTTGAGCAAATTCCCTTTGCTTTTCTTTTTTTCTCCCTTTGCCATGACTCTCTCCTACAGGCAGACGAAAAAGGCCGCAACAAACTGCAGCCCCATTTGCCCCATTTTCCGTCGATGCGAACACAGATGATCCATTCGTTTCCCGTTTTCCATTGACCCGCTTCTTCATTCGCAAGTAGTCTGACTTTATAATAACCCGGCATGCCCGTATATGCAATAATATTTAACTAATTTAACACATTGTATTCATTTATGAACTTTGGTTTAATCATTTGCAACGATTTAAAGCATTTCGGATAAAATTCTATCCTTGATGCCAGCCATAGGAAAAGGACCTCCCGCTTAGCGTTAGGCCCTTTTCCCGCGAATCCGATGATCCGCTTCCCTCTCCCCCGATGCAAGGTTAAGACTATTTATTTACGGCTGCATGGCGCCAAAGAGCACCAGCCACGCCAACACTGACTTGGCGACAAGGCTCAGAACGATGTACACACGTTCGCCATAGAGATAGTCCTTCCACTTCCCCACTTTCTTGTATTGCAGCACCATGTTCACCGGGAAGGTGTTGAACGCCACAAAGTAGGTTCCGACGATCGCCCAGACAAACCACGGAACCATGCCGAGGTTGCCGGTGCCGAACATATAGAGCAGAATCGCAATCCACGGCGCCAGCCCCGCAACCGAGCCCCAGACGAACGGGCCCCAGTTGACCGCGTCCTTGGGCTTTCCGGAATTTAACTGCTCCATGACAAGACCGAACAGGTTCATTGAAGCGTTGACGGCGAAAATCAGCAGCAGCGTCGCGATGTCGTAGATGCCGAACAGCGTCGCGATCAGGACGATCATGATCGACGAGCTGAGCGCATACTCGAACCAGCGGAAGCGGTTGATTCCCTTTTCGAGGTCGGCATTGTAGATATCGTTGGTCTTCTTCGGAATAGAGATAAGCGCATGGGCAATCGCGGAGATCAAAAGGAACATCGCCACGAGAATACCAAACGGAAGCTCGAAGAGCACCTTGGTCGCCGGTTCAAGCGACCGGGTCTGAACGTTGAAAGCAAGGTAATTCTGTGTGATTTTCGGCGCAAATGCGGCAATCTTTTGAATCACGGTCGTCGCGAGCACCGCCATGAGAACGCTCTGGACGAGGTGCATCCCACCCATAAAGAGGTTGAATTTGCGAAGTTTGACGAGTGCATTGGTCTGCATTTTGGGAACTCCTGTCGGTTTCAATTTTGTTTATGGCGAAATTATACTCCCTCATGCAAAATTGCGCTGTGATGACATCACAAACCGCAGACCTCCTTTGCAAGCGCAGAAATCGTGCTAGAATGGGTGCATCAGCGGCCTTTCGCGCTGTCCATGCCATTTTCGTTGACAAAGGGGTGAAGCTTGTGTCAAGGCGTCTGAAGATCTTCCTGTTTGTTCTCTTATCGCTTCTCGTCGTCCTGCACGCCGCGCCGTATCTTATCGCCGTTCCTACAGCGACAAAGGAAACCGTTTTGCCCTTTGAGAACAGCAAATTCGCGGTCATAGACGGCGTGTCGCTGCACTACCGGGTTTTTACGCCCGAAAAGCGGACGCAGAGCAGCCAAAACGTGCTGCTCGTGCACGGCCTTGCCGGATCGACCTTTTCATGGCGATACCAGGTGAACGCGCTTAGGGACGCGGGGCATCTCGTCGTTGCGGTGGATTTGCCTGGCTTCGGGTACAGCGACAGGTCGGAGGGGCTTGACCATTCGCAGGCGACAAGGGCAAAACTCTTGTGGAAGCTTGTCGATGGCGTCGCGGAGGAACAAGGGCTTGATAGCACCGCTACATGGCAGATTGTCGGTCATTCCATGGGCGGCTGCACCGTGGCGGCGATGGCGCTGCAGCACCCCGAAAAGACAAAGGGCATTGTTTTTGTCGATGCCGCCGTGATGGCGGACATGCGCCGCGGCACCGCGTTTGCTTCATACCCGCCGCTTGGGCGATGGCTGCAGGTGATTGGCCGGTATTATTTAATCGCGGCGCCAAGGATCAAATCGTTGTTGGAATCGGCCTACGGCCGCGAGGCCTTATCTGAAGAGGTGGACGGTTATCTTGCGCCGCTTCGGCTGCCCGGCACGGAGCGCAGCTTCCTGGACATGATCAAAACAACCACGAATACCCAAGCGGGCGAATTAAAGGCGATTGCGGACTTAAAAATCCCCGTGCTGACTTTCTGGGGCGCACAGGACGGATGGGTGCCAATAGACGATGCGCTCAAGCTCAAGGAGATCATTACGGATATGACACTGCACGTGTTCGATGAGGCCCATCACTGCCCCATGGAAACCGAGGCGGCCGGGTTCAACGCCGCGCTTCTCAAATACCTTGAAAAGCAATAACAATTACCGGAGAGACTGCATGGAAATCAGACTGATGACGATGGAGGATTATCCCGCCGTATTCGGGCTTTGGCAGAACGCGGAGGGCATGGGCTTGCGAAGCCTTGACGACAGTGAAGCAGGTATACGGGCGTTTCTTGCGCGCAACCCCGCGTCCTGCTTCATTGCGCTTTGTGACGGCGCAATTGCAGGCGCCATTCTTGGCGGGCACGACGGGCGCAGGGGCAACATATACCACACGGTGGTGGCAAAACAATACCAAGACCTTGGAATCGGAAAGAGCCTCGTAAACGCGGTTCTGGTGGCGCTTGAGGCGCAGGGAATCAACAAGGTCAACCTCGTCGTGTTCCGCACAAACGAGAACGGGAACGCTTTTTGGGAAGCCCTCGGGTTTGAAGAGCGGACCGACCTTGTCTATCGGGGAAAGAGCCTCAACACGGACAACCGCTAGACCCGAAAAAGGCAAAGGCAAGAAGAAAGGCCCCGTGTCCAGATGGACACGGGGCCTTTACGCGTTTGGTTTATGCTCTGTTCGAATCAGCTTCCTCAGCGCTCTTGCGGGAGAAGTACATCACGACCAGCTGTACCACCGCGATGGCTGCCATGAGAATCGTCCACTTGTCGACCATGATCATCGGGTTCCTCATATCCTCCGTGAGGATGAAGGCGATGATGGCACCCACGGCCGGAATCACACTAAACGCCCTTGGCATCCCTTTGCCCCTACGCTTGGAGTATCCCACGATCAGTCCGATTGAGGCAAGCGCGGTTCCAATCATGAGGATCAGGTTGACAAGCGCCCAAGTCGGAGGACCGCCCAGCGGTACATCGGGGTCCGTAATGATGACCGGGGTTGCGGTCGGTGTCGGGGTCGGCGGTGTTCCGGCTTCATATACAACCGCAATGGAGTGGTTCGCCCTGACGCTGAAGAATGTATAGGAGTCAGGGAATGCCACAATGCTCACCGGCGTTCCGTCTACCGTCACACTCACCAAATCGTAGCCTTCGTTCGGACTGTAGGTGATGGTTCTGGTGGCACCGTACGGGATGTTGAACCTATCCGGCGTAATTGTCCCGTTGGTTACCGCCGTACCGATCGAGTATGTGTTGACTGTGTATACCACTTCGATCGTATGGTTCGCCGCGATGTCACTAAATGTATAGCTGTTGGGGTATGTCGCGATGCTTACCGGCACACCGTCAACCGTCACGCTCACCAGACTATAACCGAGGTTGGGAGCATAGGTGACAGTCCGGCTCTCTCCGTACTGGATCCCCGATTCGTCCGGCGTGATCGTGCCGTTCGTCACCGTCGTATCGATGCTGTACGTGTTGATCTCGTACACCACTTCGATCGTATGGTTCGCGGCGATGTCGTCGAAGGCGTAGCTGCCGGGGTACGTCCCGATGTCCACCGGCGACCCGTCAACCGTCACGCTCACCAGGTGGTAGCCGACGTTCGACGAGTACGTAATGGTCCTGTCTTCGCCGTACGGAATGCCCGACTCGTCCGGCGTAATCGTTCCGTTCGTCGCCGTCGTGTCGATGCTGTACGTGTTGATCTCGTACACCACTTCGATTGTATGGTTCGCTGTGATGTTGCTAAACGTGTAGCTGCTCGGATACGTCCCGATGTCTACCGGCGACCCGTCAACCGTCACGCTCACCAGATGGTAGCCGACGTTCGGCGAGTACGTAATGGTCCTGTCTTCGCCGTACGGAATGCCCGACTCGTCCGGCGTAATCGTTCCGTTCGTCGCCGTTGTGTCAATGCTGTACGTGTTGATCTCGTACACCACTTCGATCGTATGGTTCGCGGCGATGTCGTCGAAGGCGTAGCTGCCGGGGTAGGTCCCGATGTCCACCGGCGACCCGTCAACCGTCACGCTCACCAGGTGGTAGCCGGTGTTCGCGCTGTAGGTGATGGTGCGATCCGATCCGTACTGAATGCCCGACTCGTCCGGCGTGATCGTGCCGTTGGTTACCGTCGTGTCGATGCTGTACGTGTTGATCGCGTACACCACGTCGATCGTGTGGTCATCCAAGATGTCGTTGAATGTGTAGCTGCTGGCATAGGTGACGATGCTCACCGGCGACCCGTCAACCGTCACGCTCACCAGATGGTAGCCGGTGTTCGGGCTGTAGGTGATGGTGCGATCCGATCCGTACTGAATGCCCGACTCGTCCGGCGTGATCGTGCCGTTGGTTACCGTCGTGTCGATGCTGTACGTGTTGATCTCGTACACC